TTTATGTACACCAAAAGCGGCATAAGTCATAGCGTCATCTTGACCAAACCACTCGTTTTTTTCCGCCCATTCTTGAGCTTTTGGATCAGGTCGTTGAGGAGGCGAAGGTTGTTGCTGTGGCGGTGAGTAAGCGTTTTCAGTTTGAGGGGGTTGAACCACTTCTGTTTCAGTAGGTTGTTGAGCTTTTGCTAAACGAACACGCTCTTTTGCCACCGAAAGCTCCGATAATTTTTTCTGCGCTTCAATAGTAGCGTCCGTATCCCCCGACTGCATAGCCTGCCTTAAAGAAGCTTCAGCCGCCGATAATTCGCTATCTACTCTTTGGGAGTATTCCGCAACATACCCTTGGTCTAAGTTCTTTAAACGTCCTTTAAGCCCATCTGATTCGGCTTTTACTTTTTTAGCATAATTAATAGCTTCTTGTTCTCGCCTTTCAGCTTCGCGCATTTTTTTTGTTAGTCTGTCAATACGTTTTTTTGAATCTGAAACAGATTGCTCATGTTCTCCTTCTTCTTCAATTTCTACGTCAGAAGAAACTTCAACAGCCTTGTCCGTTTTAGGATCAACTTCTATTTCTACAGGTTGTTCCCTTGGTTCAACTTCTAAATCTAATTCCGTTTGTTTTTCTTGTGCCATTGTTACCTCAACCTTGTAATATATCTTCAGGATTTAAAATTGTAGCGAGTATTTCGTCATCGTTTAATATTTTAACTTCTCCGCCATCTATTTTAAAACGAGAACCTGAATAACGCGCAAATATAACCCAATCTTTTTCTCGACACCAAGCCCCTTCTGGAAACTTTTCTTTATCTTGAAAAGCTAAAGAACCCATCTTGAGAACATAGCCTACTTGCGTAGAAATGTGATGTTCATCAACGATCTTATCCGGCAAAAGAATACCTCCTTCGGTTTTACCTTTACCTTTGTAAGGTAAAACAAGTAATCGCCATCCAGTAGGATTAGGCATTCGTTCTATTAAAGATTTATCTAAAAGTTTTGGGTCTAACACGACCTCTTCGGGTTTAATATACGCTGCATCTATATTTACAGCCGTAGCTTTAGTCATCTATTCGCTCCTGTTTATTTAGCAGGCTCTTGAGTTCCTGTTCAATATAGTCTAATGAACTTAGGTTTCCCATCAGTTCTTTGTAGTGTTCCATATTCTTTACACCATCACTAGACAACATGTCAAGTATGTGATTTCGCCTATCTTTTAATAATTTCATCACATATTCTGATAGACTTATCGCATCCATTTATTTACCCTTCTTATTCATTAGTTGTAATCCTGTCTTGCCGAACCGATATCCAAATGAACTTCCTATACAAATATATAAACAAGTGGAGAACCAATCAGGCGTTGACTCTTCCAGAAAGATAAACCCTTCCTTAACAAAAGGTTGCGACCACGGCAAGAAGGATGCTACTAATATTGCTCCAAAAATTAGGGTCCAAAATTCATCTTTCCAGCTTCCAGCCATCTGATTTGTAAGAGCTTGTTCATTAAGCATATCCGATGTTGCAGAAGTCTCGTAAACTTTTGCTTCAGCTTTGGCTCTTGCTACCTTAACATCTGTTTCAGCTTTTGCCTTATCAACTCTACCTTGCAACCAAGTTCCAGCAAGAGAGCTAATTGGTCCTAGTAACTGTCCTAATCCTAGCATTTCTTATCCTCTAATCTTTTTAGTTATCCATAAATAAATAGCATAACAGGTGAAAGCATAAACTGTTGCAACACCTATATCTAGTAAGTGTTCACGCATGTGATAAATAAATTCTATCCCAGCTTCTAAATCACTACCTCCACCAGAGCTGTCAGTAATATTAACCGTCTTTCCTTCAAAGCCAGTAAATGCACCTTCTTCAATAACTATCTCTCCATCTTCAGGTAGTTCTTCTGGTCCACTAACTGTTTGATTGATTTCGATATTGCTCATACTTCTTCGATTATACCTCTTTTTAACCTAAGTTCGTTTAAATCCTTTTCTTTTGTGCCTCCATCATATTCCCAGGCATACCCCTTATCAATCATTTGCTGGTTCATAGACACAATATCGTCATTTATATGGATGGTTCCAAGCATACGCCCGTATTTTCCATCTTTTTCCGTAGAAATCATTAAATGGTTTGCATTATAAAGATTTGTTGAAAGGTGCTCTTTAGCCTCAAGACCTAATTTTTTTTCATCCAAATCACGAGTACGACTTTCTGGTGTATCAATCCCTGCTAATCGAACCCTTTCCTTCTTACTTAGGTCAAAGCCAAGGTCAATGATTACATCTATCGTATCGCCATCGACTACCTTAACAACTTCTTTTACTTTATATTCGTACATTATTTATCAGTCAGCCATTTAAAAAATGGTATTCTTTGCTTTGTTCCAACAAATTCTTTTACAAGATCGAAAATAGTTTTATGTTTTTTGACCCATGCTTCGTTTGCTTCTGTAAAAGGATCATCACCTACGTACTGACCTTTTTCATTTCTTGCTCTTTCTGCGTCTTCCTTGTCTATCATAAGTTTTTCTCCTTACCCGCTAAATATTTTGGAATGCTAGTTTCCTTCTTTTTTATCCACTGCTTGAGGAATACAATAGGCTTTAACCCAAATTTTGTCTCCTGCCAAGGACTGCGACCAATTCTGATGTCCGATTTTGTATGCATATCTAAGGCACGTATCAAGATCATTGAAATAGATACTCTCCTGAACCGTTCCAGATAAAAATATCATTAAAACCCATATCATTTTCCATTTTCTTTTGACCTAGTAAAGGCTGTTGTCCCCATAAAAACAGATACTATACCTAAATTTGCTACAATATAGGTAGAAAGTAGAGCGGTCACCATTTCAACCCGCGAATCGGGAATAACCGGCGACATAGCCAAAACAATCAGTATTATGGACGAAATAGATGACACCCAGCAAATAAGACGCTGTTGATCCTGCATTTTGTCGTTATTTTCAAGACGAATAATCCGTTCTTCGCGAGCTATTTCCTCATCAGTCACTATTCCATCACCATCAAGGTCATGCTTTAGGTATTTACTACCTTCCTGTAGTTTTTTTTCAGACATTATACGCCTAAGTAACTACCACCTTTGACCGCAGCACCCATTCCTTCGCATTGTTTCTTTTTTAATGCGCCTTTTGGTACGGAAACCTGCTTCAACTTATAGTTATTATCGTCTTTTACCATTTTAGCCGTTGCTTTTCCGGTAACAATTCTTACTTTGCTCATTGATTACTCCTTGGTTTAGTTTGTTCTTTCCGCATTGCAGCCTGTTGCTTCATAATTTCACGTTCTTTTGCTGCATCGATACGATCCGATGTCTGGTTTTCCTGACTTTCTATACGTTCGCGTGAAATAGCTCCTGTTTGGTCGATTTGCTTGTTTTTAAGCTGCAATTCTGCCTGATTATTCTGCATATCCGCCTGATCGCGCTGTGATTTAAGTTCCAATTCCTGCTGTTTAAGCTCGACAATTGGATCAGGGGCTCCTGCTCCGCTTAATTGCTGGCTTAACTGCCGAACCTGCTGCAAGCCTTCGGCTATATACTGCGCGGTCAACGCTTCTAGCTGGATAACTTCTTCTTGGGACGGCCCCGCTTGCGCTTGAGGGGCTCCTGCTTGAGGGGCTCCTTGTTGCTGCTGGGATTTAGCCATTTCAGCCATAGCTCGCTCTTGAGCTTGGATTTTAACGTGTTCCATGACATGCTTTTGTAGGGCAACCGCGACCGGAGGTACTCCCGTAACCGTAGGTGTACCGCCAAAAACCAGATGCGCCATGATATGTGCTTGATGATTCTGGCCTTGAAAGGCCACAAGGGGGGTTTGATCCATTGCATCGATATTCTCCTGTGCTGGGTCTTTCGGTGCAGGCTTGTCAGAAGCCGGAGGATTAAGATATTTATCAATATTCCTTACTCCTAAAGCTTCATACATGTCTCTGTAAACCTCATACATATTATGCATGTCAGGGGCCTGTGCCGCTAACTGCATTTGTGTCTGAGCAAGAGCAATTCGTTGTGCCTGACTAAAGACGTTTGGATTTGAAACAGGAATGATGTCCACACGTTCATCAAAATCCTGCGCTTTAATACTCGCCTCTACCCCTTCTATTGCGTAAGGGTATTCGGGAGGTAAGCTTTCCGACATAACTTTTGAAAGCAATTTAAATTCTACCCGCATTGCATAATGCAAGCGTTTATGTACAGCCGACATGACCCGTGAGCCCTGTTCCATCATTGCTATCGTAGTGCCTACGGCTGCCTGTTGGTTTCCATCACCAACTTTTAAATCTGTAATGGTCGCGAATCGTTGTCCGGCCTGAACAACAAAACCCAATAACTGGAATAATGTTTGGTCCGGCCCCTTAAAGGGCAACGGCATCAGAGAGTCCCGTATCGCGCCGCCCGGTGCATCAACATCTCGAAATTCACCCGGTTGCAGAGGGTCTTCATCGTCCCTGATCCGTAGACCCCGGGCCTTGAAGCCCGCAGGAAGGTTCGATAAAGTACCCGCATCAATCAACTGCCTCAAAGCAGCAGTCGCGGTTCGCGACAACCCTCCAATCGTATGTATAAGTCCTAGACCATAAAACCCAAAGCCCGGTAAAAATTTATAATGTACAAAATATTGTATCTTTTTCTTTTGAGGATCATCCTCGGCATAATTCCTGCGAATCGATAATACCTGCCCATTATCCTGACTAATTGTTACAATATACGGTATTTTTATTCCCGTAGGTTCTCCGTCTTCACCCGCGTCTTCAAAACCTTCTAAATCAAGGTCAACATGGCATTCAAGCAAAGTACAATCATAATCAATCTGAGAAGGTTCTATTCCGCTTAATTGGTCTATCTCTTCTGCCAGATTACT